GGAATTTGGGTTTATATTAAAGGAGATATAAATTCTAAACCTGAGCTTAAAAAAATAGTTTACAATGATAAGAATAAGTTTATGGCAAATCTTTTTACCTGCTTTAAAGACCCACATCTTATGCTTACAGCATTACAAATGTTTGAGTCTCAAGACAGAGAAAGATTTGATAATTTTCAGTCTTATTTAAATACGCTTGTTGAGGAGAATGTTCACTTTCCATTAGGAACTTACCCTGTAGCTGTTCAATACGCTTATATTGCAACACAGGTGTTTAGTGGGAGTAAGATACTAGAAAGTAAATTTATTGACTTAAAAGGTAATTATGGTAGTAAATACGATAGTTTAATAAATAAACTACAAAAGCCTGAGATAATAGAAAAATTAATGAGTATTACAGATGTTCATAATTTAGACTATACAGACATAATATTAAAATATGATGCCCCAAACACATTCTTTTATGTTGACCCTCCATATTGGAAAACAGAAGATTACTATTCAAATCACGACTTTGATAGTGATGACCACAACACATTAGTAACACATCTAAAAAGAATTAGAGGTAAATTTGCATTATCTTATTATGATTTTCCCTTACTGTCAGAGTGGTTACCTAAAGATAAATACAGATGGGAGAGTAAAGAATTTAACAAAGCTGCTGGAGCTCAGAAAGGAAAGAAACAGAACAAAGGAACAGAATTATTAATTATGAATTATTAAATTATGGCAAGCACTAACTTAAAAATGTTACACAAAACAGGAAACAATATCAAGTCAGATGAGTGTTATACTCCTAAAGAGGCTATAATACCTCTTTTATCTTACTTGCCTCCTGAGTGGATTTATTATGATTGTACTAGCGGTAAGAGCTCAAATATAGTAGATTTTCTTAATGATAATGAATTTATTTGTAAAAATAGCGCAGATAGAGATTTTTTAGCTGATGGTTTATTTTCAGAAAAATTACCAAAATTTGACGCTATTATAACCAATCCTCCTTATTCTAAAAAAGACAAATTCATTGAGAGATGCTATGAGATTGGAAAGCCTTTTGCTTTATTATTGCCAGTATCATCATTACAAGGACAAAAGAGAGGGGAGATGTTTAGTGAAAACGGAATAGAAATATTAACATTAAATAAAAGGATAGATTTTACAGGAAAAGGTAGCCCGCATTTTGGGGTCGCTTGGTTTTGTTATAAAATACTTCCTGAAAGATTGATTTTCAAATAAATGCACAGAATTACTAATTATGAATTATTAATTTATATATTTGCCTTATGAAGTTTAATAATATAAAAAGATTATTAAGACAACAGATTGATAATGGGGTTAGGGCTTTATGGACATTTAATGAAAAGTCGTTAGAGTTTACAATGATATATAAACACTACAACAATAGACTTACCATATATACTCCTAAACAACTTATAGAATACTTAGATGGAAAAGAACAAAAGTAAATACTATTATGAATACGACAGGAATATGGATTCAACCTACCCTGTTAAAGCAACAAAAGCTGATGTTATTGATGATAGAGTTCCATCTTATTACATAGGTAAAGAAGGATATCAAGCTAGAAAGGTGTGTGATAATTTTGATTTAACATATCATTTAGCAACCGCAACAACATATATACTTAGAGCTTACAAAAAACACGACACTCCAATAGAGTGTATTAAAAAAGCAATAGCTCATTTAGAATTTGAACTAGAAAAAATTAACCAAGAAAAATAGAACTATGACAACAATTTATATTTTATTAGCAGTGATTATATTATGGCTTATTGGAGTAGATGTTAGATACCACAAGGTCAATAAAAAACTTAGTATCATGCATAACACAGACAAGAGTATGCTTGAATTAGTTACCGCTATCAGACAAAAGAGTGATGAAAAAAACAAAAAAGATAGACCCGAAGTCAAACGAAACAACAAAAAACGGGTTATCAAAAAGTCAAAGCGAGTACGAGCTCCAAAAAGCAGTAGTTAAATACCTACAGCTTCAATATCCTTTAGCTAAATTCTGTGCGAGTTTAGGAGGGATAAGAACATCATATACCCAAGCCGTAAAAGCGAAAGCCAGTGGTTATATAAAGGGCTTTCCTGACCTCCAAATCTGTTACCCTACTAGAGAATCGTGTGGTCTTTTTTTAGAAATAAAGAAAGATAGAAAATCTTACGCCTCAAAATCACAACAAGAATGGATTGAATATCTTAACAAAGCTGGATATACAGCTAAAGTCTGTAAAGGTTTTGATGAATGTAAAGAATGTATTGATGATTATATGAAGATGGAGTATGAGAGGGGGAGTATATAGAGGGGGGTATAGGGGGCAGGGGGTCTGTCCTTTTTTCAAAATCATAAATTTTAAAACCTTAGAATTATGATGGAGATGATATGTAGTGTTTGTAGTAAAGAGTTTGAGTTATTGAAGAATAAAAGTTATTTAGGCCCCAAACTAACATCTAAACATCCTGAAAATTGCGACCCATTAACCACAGATATTATAGGATTGTGTAGTGTCTGTTATAAGGTTGAGAGGAATAAGATTGAAAATAAAAAAGATAAAAAAGATAAAAATGGGGAAGATAAAAAGAGAAGATAGAAAAGATAGAAGGGGTGGAGGTTACGCTAAAAGAAAGTTTACATATGAACAAGCTCAGCTGATTAGAGAAATATATGCTTCGGGAATATATACACAATCAGACTTAGCTGAAGTTTGTAATGTTAGTCAACCTATTATAAATCAGATACTTACACATAAAACCTACACAAAAGATTAATCTAAAATGAAAGATATTTTAGTTGTAATATAGCCATCATAGCCCTGAAACTGTCATCCCCTTATATATAAAAAAACAAAATCCTGTTGAAACTGTCATACCCTTATAATAAAAAAAAATTTTCTTCCCAAACAAATTCCTGAATCAGATTTACTGTTGAAACTGTCATCGGCTTCTATATAGCGTTGAAACTGTTGGAGGATTCTAATAGGAGATTTTTTGAGATTTCTATTTAACATAATATTGTTATTTAGAATCAAAATAAATTAAAAAAAATATATAAATTTATTTGTTTTTTACAAATTATTTTTGTAGACGCGCGCCCGCGCTTCAATATCCTAAACGCAAAAAGCTTTATAATATAACACATCAAAAAAGCATAAAAGCCCCTAAAAGCTAGCGAAAATTAGCGAAAACAGACACAAAAACCACCTAAAAAACAAGCAAAAAACACACAAAAACAAGCTTTTTTTAAGCTCCAGGCTAGACGCCCCTTATCTAGTAAATATAATTAATTTATAAATATCTTGTAAATTATTTGTATATTAAATAAAGTTGATTATCTTTACAACAAGAAATTTAACACGAAGTTAAATAAAACATAAAAAAAGAAAAAATGAAAACTTTATTGAACAAAACATTATTAAGAGATTTGCAAGATTACAAAATTACACACAGAGAGAGCGGCAATACTATTTATTTACCTACAAATAGCGTTCAAGCTTTTTTAAGGATGCAAGGAGGCAAGACGCACAAATATAAATTTGAGACGCCAGCAACAAGAAAAGCGAACAGAATTTGCGCAATATGTGATTATGTTGTCCTATCTTCAGCTTTTACAGCTTTTTGCTTGATTTCTTATAATCTTATTGCTTCATAATATTAAACCCTTAAAAACTAATAAAATGGAATATAAAGAAAACATAAAATTTAAGAATATCGCCGTTAATATGATAAGCGAGCTTGAAAATTTTTGTAACGCAAATGATAAATTTAATGTTTGTTTAGATACTCTAGCGCAGGCAGTTATAAACCCGCTAAAAATATCGTACATTAAAAAAAATAAAATAGTTGCATTGCTTGAGAACGCAGGCATAGTAATAGCAGACAAGCCAACAACAGAACAGCGCGAAAAATATTTTAATTGTTGTAGTTTACAAAAGTTTGCCAATAGCTTTTTTAATAAGGAAGGACTAACACAAGAGCAATTACAAGAATTTAACGATATTGTAGAGAGAGCAACAAAGGACGCAAACACAACCTTAAAT